TACGCGTTTGACATGCTGAAACAAGGAACTCAGATGTTGATGAGCCTTGGGTATAGGACGTTTGCAAGGAAGCTGGACGTTCAGATAGCCAAGTACGAAGCGATGCCTGAGCCGAAGGTTTCGCCAGAGGAAGAACCGGAAGAGGAGCCGGGAGCGAAGCCCGTCGAGAAGCCGGGAACCGCGCCGGAAGAGGAGCCCAAGACGTGATTAAGCTTGACGAAAATGCTTTTAAACCGGGAATGCTATCCGCTCTTCAGCCGCTGCACGCGAATCTGAAGAGAGGCGATATTGACTTTGAAGACGGAAAACGTGCTCTTATTCACCTTATTCGGACGTATGCGGCTGTTCCAAAGATTGGGGAAGAGCTGGTTGTCCAAGTAGATCGTCACGCAAAAGACGAAGCTGCGCTGATTAGAAGCATTGAGACTCTTCTACTTATAATGGGTGGGACTCCGCAGGCGCAGGCTCTTTCCGCAGTCGCCGAAACATCAGAAGAGGACCCAGACATGGACAAGGACATGCAGGAACTCAAGTCGGGGTCCAAGTACATGGGAATCTGTCCAATCTGCAAAAAGCCCATTACTGGAAAAACAGATACCAAGGAAGCCGATAAAATTGAATACTGGCACGGTAAGAAGGCTCACGCCGAATGCGTAGCCGCCGAGAAAGAGACGGCGGGCAAGGAGAAGGAACCAGAGCCCGCAGCGGTGACCGAGACAATGAGCTACGAGAGCATGGACGCCGCTCTCCAGAAGCTTGAGGCCGAAGAGGAAGCAACCGACCAGCAAGAGTCAGGTGAGAGCTTTTCTCGTCAGCATTATAACGTCGTTGCCAATCTTCTAAAAACCGCCAACGACAAGGACGAGATCGCAGCAGGACTTGCGGACCTCTTTGCAAGTGATAATCCGAGATTTGACCGCGAGCGTTTCTTTAAGGCAGCGGGGATTAGCCTTGCGGAAGAAGAGGAGACCGAAAAGAGTACCGCGCAGGATTTGCACGACAGAATGGTGGCGAAGGCAAAGGACCAATTTAAGTCGTCCGAGTTTGAAGGGCTCGACTTTGATATAGAGGCGGCTATCTACTGGCTAGCTTCGGATTATCATGGCGGGCAGTCATCGCCGCTTTATAGTATTTTGTCTACTTCAGAGTTTAAGCCGGGGCCGTCGCATTCTTCCGTCGATGACGAAGGCGAAATAGCGAAGGAAATTTATGATATGCTAGCGAAAGAGTTTGCCCGCGAAATCAAGTAAAAGTTCTTAAGACGACACGCTTAAGAATAGAGAGGAAAGAAAAATGCCAATAGATCAGGGCAAGCTGAGCCAAAGCCTTGAAAAGGCTGCTAAGGCTTTTGTTGGCAAAGAGGGAGTCGGTTCGTATGAGGATGAAGTTATTATCAGCCTTAATAAATTGGCCACACCAATACACATAGAATACAGGCCCAATGACGACGAATTTTACATCTGGTTTGAATATGAGACCTCCTTTCAAGCGGGTGGCGAAGACATCCCACCATCTAGCGAGGATTTTGAGTCGGTTAGCGACTCGCGTTCCATGGAGTTAGCTGAGAAGGCGCTAGAGGATGAACTGAGAGATGAACTAAAATCAGTACTAGACAGCTTCTTCATTCCGCAGTATGATTACGATGTTCACTTCTCCAAGTTCGGAACCGTAGAGATAGAAGTTTACCCAAAGGGAAAGTACGATAAGAAAGAAGATTCGTGGCCTGCGGACATGTCGCGCCCGACAAAAATCGTTTCGGCAGGAAACAAGATGGAAGGTGACAGGAAACATCTGCCAGAGCCGCCGAGACACCGATCTCCCATGCCTCCTCGGACTGGAGGCCCCATGGGGAAGCGTACCGATTACAAACCAGCTGAAAGACAAAGAGTCAAAAAAGACATCGAGAGGGAGTTAGATTACAGAGAAGCCGCCGAGACAGCTCTCGCAACAGATATAAAGGAAATCGCCAAGAAGGAAGTTCTCGTGCACACTCCGACGGGGGATGTCCAGTTTGATGTTTGGGATGATATTATTGATCCAAGCGCGGACAGCGTCGAAGTCCGGAATTACGTTGATCTTAAGACGGGTACAACTCGTTCAAGCCTGAAGTACCCGATGTCTAAACTACAGAAATTCTTGGATGCTGGAGACGTAGAAATAATCGGTAGCCAGAGAGCACGTAGCTTGGCCGAGCAGATCGAATTGCTAACGCGTGCGCTTTCAAGGTTCTGTTCATAACAAAGCGGAACTGAGTTCCGCTTTTTTATTCTCCTTTTCTGTGCTGAATAAACATATGGAAAACGAGAATTTACCTGACGAAAATTTAGAGGATGAGGAAGAGGAGAAGGAAAATACGACCCCTTCTCCGACGCCTTCCCCCGCGCCAGCTCCTGCGGCTCCTCCGGAGTCTAAGGGCCAAGCTCTCATAGAGGGCTCTAAGGCTTCTGGCGAGGTAAAGAATCGCCTTACCTACAAACAGCGATTTGAGCGGCGAGAGCGGATCAAGGAGTTCCTTGATAAGGGGATTACGAACGCAGCTAAGATTGCCGGACTTCTTGGCGTCACAGACGTGACTGTCAGAAAAGATATCGCAATTATTACCAAGGAGAGAAAGACCGGGCTGACAAGAGAATCTGCTCCGGAACATGTTGGAACGCTGCTCGGGCAGATGGAAGAGATCATCAAGAATTCAACGATGGATTATCTTAATATCACGGGGAACGACCCAAAGAGTAACGCGGCCAAGGCGTCTTTGTTGCAGACGGCTCTTCGAGCAATCATGGCCAAGAGCCAGCTTCTAATGCAGACTGGGGTTGTTCCTCCTGATATAACGACCATGGACAAGATTATCGAAGCCCAGATGATTGAATCCAAGGCTAAGGCGATATTGGACCCGAAGATAGCTGAAGTCGTGACGAACGCTGACAGCCGCAGAAAGGTTCTGGATGTTGTTGAAAAGCTGAGAGGCGTCAGTCCGGAGGTAGCTGCTGTCGTTATGGAGAGGCTGGACGCCAAGGAAGAACAAGACAAGATTGACAAGGAGCATCCAACACCTGAGCCGCCCAAAGAACCACCCCAACCGTCGTCCCCAAGTGAAAAGCCAGTTGCATGATTATCAAGAACGTAGAAGGCCGGTGGCAGACCGTTCGGACGGACTCGGAATCCATCGAAGGTCTGTTCGGTGCTATCGACAAGATGTCCGTGGAAGAGCGGAAGCTTCTGCGGATGGTTTTCTCACAGTTGTGCAAGAACGAGACAACGGTCATCAGGACACTACAGAATCTGGAATATGAAGAGCCGCCCGCTTCTCCCGAAAAGTTCTTGACGGACCCGTACTATTTTGGTGAAGTTGGGAAAGGACTTTATCCGTGGGTAAAGGAAGATATTGCGAGACTCTTTAACCAAGGATTCGAAGAAATCGTTCTAACGGGAGCACAGAGAACTGGAAAGGACACCTTTGCGCACATTGCCGTAAGCTACCTTCTTCACCTGTTGCTATGTTTGAAAGATCCAGCCACCAGCTACGGGCTGGCAAAAGGAAGCATGATTCACACTGTGTTGCTGTCGGCAACGCAAGAAATGGCCAAGGAAATCGTGTTTGGCGGTTTGATTGAGAAAATAAAACAATCGCCGTGGTTCTCGAAGTTTGGCAAGTCGATGAAAGTCCTTTCGGAAGAAATCCGGTTTCCGAAGGGACTCGTGGTGAAGGGCGCGGAATCCACCGACTTAGGCGTGATCGGTTTGTCAACGTGCGTGACGGGAGATACCAGAATAAACACGCCGCTCGGTGAAAAAACAATCGATTATCTTCTGATAAAATACGGCAAGGAGAAGTTTCCCATATTTAACTATTCCGGCGATATTGTGGAATCCGATCTAGCGTTTATTACAGAGATGGGGGTGAAGCCCGTCTACGCTCTAAAGCTCACAGATGGGTTTTCTTTAAGAATTACAGGGGATCACAAAATACTGATAGATCCAAAATTGATGCAGTATAAATCGCTGTCCGAGCTGTCCATTGGGGATTCCGTGTGTTGCGAGCTAGACCTGAAAGTCGTTTTTAGAAAGATAGAAGAAAAGATGCTGGCAGAGGACTGCAAAGTATATGATCTGACTGCAAGAAAGAATCCAAATTTTATTGCCAATAGAACATTTGTGCATAACTGTGCGGTAATTATTGACGAGGCCAATATCGGTCGAAAAGTAAAAGCGGTTCACGAAAGGAACCAGCTTACAGATAGAACTGAAGCAATTTATCAAGCAGTCAAACGGCGCATTAGAACTACATTCATGAAGCAGGGGCGTCCGCCGACGCTTCTGATGACCATCGGGTCACGTCGCTATCCGTCCGACTTCGTGGAAAGAAGAATTCGTGAATTGCAGAACGACAAGAGTGCACTCTGTAAAGATCTCTCATTGTGGCAAGCGAGAGGCTTGGAAAATTTCAGCCCGAAGATGTTTAAAGTTCTCGTTGGTAACGACACGATCCCGTCACGAGTTCTTCCAGAAGGGGAGCAGCCTCCGCAGGGCATGCAAATTATTTCTGTTCCGTATGATTTTTACAAGGACTTTGTGGATGACTGTGAAGGGTGCTTTACTGGGGATACGCAAATATCTTTGCTAGATGGCAGTGAAGTCGCTATTCAAGATTTGGTTGGAAGAAAAGAATTCTGGACGTATTCTTATACATCAGATGGAAAACTTCACTCCGGACGAGGTCATTCAGCAAGGCTTACGCGCAAGGATGCACCTATAGTTGAGGTACTTCTAGACAACGGAGAGAAAGTAAGGTGTACGCCAAATCACAGGTTCATGCTTCGCGACGGAACCTATAAAGAGGCGGGTTTTCTTCAAGCTGGCGATAGCCTAATGCCTTTATACCGAAAAAGAGACAGGCATGGGTACGAACTAGTTAAGTCTAACGTTGGGGGCAAGTGGGTTTATACGCATCGCGTCGTGTCACGGGAAGCGTTTTTTAACGGTGGGCAAATTCCAGAAGACTTGGTTATCCATCATCGAAACTTTAAGATAATTGACAACAGCCCGGAAAATCTTGCGCCACTAACGACTGAAGCGCATATTAATATTCATAAGTCAAATTTGATCAGATCAATTCACAGTCCCTACGCAAAACTGAAGTCCGTTTTTACAAGAAAGCGAAAAGTCTCTGATGATCCAAGTTATCGAAAGATGTTGTTAAAAAATTTAAAAATTGGTCTCGATAAATATGTTGGATCGGACGCACATCGTGCTACGGCCTCAAAGATCGGAAAGTTTTACGGATTCGGATCTAATAATCCAAACATTCTTAGGGCAAGAAGCGAAAACGGAACGAGGAATATTACTTTGTTAAATCTGTCTTCAAATAATCCGTGCTACAAAGAAGAAAATCGTAAAAAGGCTTCTGAAAGGCTAAAGCGCATGCCAATGGAGGCGCGTCTTCGTTCGATACAAACGGTCATACATAATAGATTTCACAAAGGGCCAAAAGAGGGGTGTCTTCGCTGTGCAAATCCAAAACGCAGACGTCCGAAAAACATTCCTCCAATGTCACCATTTGAGTGCAGCCAGCGAGGGGCTCACAAGTATTTTCATGAAGGCCCATACGAAACCTGTCAGAAATGCCACGGGCCGAAACCGCTTAAGATAAAGTTTTCTTCACCAGCAGAGGCTGGCCGATTCAATATGCACAAGCGCTGGAAGCATCCCACGTCTTTTGAAACTTGTGGGATTTGCCACAGAAAACAAAATGCAAAGTACAGTACGTGTGTTCATGAAAAGTGGCATTCGGGAGAATACGAAAATTGCAAGAGTTGTTTTCCTGTAAATAATCACAAGGTTGTTTCTGCTACGCCAGCTGGGGTTGCGGACGTTTATGATATTACAGTAGACACGTACAATAACTTTTCTTTATCTTCCGGGATTGTAGTACATAACAGTCTTCGGGATATCGGTGGAATTTCAATTCGCACACTTTCACCGTACTTCAGTAACCAGAAGATGTTACGCGAGATGTTCGATGAAGGACGGTCGCATCCGTGTCGCACGGTGGAGTGGAGAATTGACGAGCACTTGGATATCCAATGGGAAAAACTTACTCAGGTTGTTGGCGGAAAAATGCAACCGATATTGTTTCCAGACAAGGCGAGATGCATCGCGATTGACCTTGGAAGAACGAAGAACCCCACTGGTTTTGTGTGCGGGTTCGTCAAGGGCTTCAAGACGGTCGAAAGGAAGCAGCCAGATGGAAGAATTTACCACGAGAACCAGCCATACATAGTGGTAGAGTTTACACTTCGCATAAGCCCGGTGGCAGGCGAAGAGGTGAAGTTCTGGCAGGTTAGAGAACTTCTATTTAAGTTTATCGAGCACGGAATTCCTATAAAGTACGCGGTCATGGACCATTGGCAGTGTCTAACTGGTGATACACGAATAATTCTTCTTAGTGGTAAAGAGATCCCGATCAAAGACTTAGAGTCTCTATATCCAAATAATACCCCGTTCTGGGTTTATTCTTATGATACCAAGAATGGAAAAGTTGTTCCCGGAAAAGCGAGTGCGGTTGGTAAAACAGGAGAGAAAGTTCCAATAGTAGAGGTGACTTTAGATAACGGAGAGAAAATACGTTGTACAAAAAACCATCCGTTTCTTCTTTCAAACGGAACGTATAAGAACGCTGAGGGGCTTAAAGAAAACGATTCACTCATGGCGGTTTACAGAAGAATAGACGCTCAAAAAGTTGTTAGCGTCCGCGATGCCGGGTTTGAAGACGTTTACGATATTTCTGTAGATACCTATCATAATTTTGCGGTCGTTTCTGGGCAAGAGAGGCTTCTCGAAAAGCAAGGGCTCAATTCGGGTGTTTTTGTACATAATTCGGACGATTTCGCCCAGCTTCTAACAGAACAAGGAATTGAGACGACTAAAATAAAAACAGACATCAATGCATACGAAACTTTAAAAAATGCTGTTTACGAGGGAAGAATTCGGACGTATCCGTACAAGCCGTTGCTCGATGAGTTGTCGATGCTTGAGTACGACGCCAAGAAGATGAAGGTGGATACAGCCGTCGAGGATTTCGGCAACATCCACCACGACGTAGCGGACTCTGTCTGCCTTCTGGTGAACCGGCTTTCCAAGGGGTTCCGAGCGCAGGACTTCTCGCCCGTGTCACCCGAGACGGACTACGTGAAACCACAGGGCGAGAATGGGCCGTATCAGACAGTAGGGATTGGTGAGACACCCTTCGAGCTTCTTCCGGGGGAGAAATCAGCCATGCAAGAGAATGCACAGCCCGAGCCCACACAGGCTTTCCCCTCCTACGGTTTGATGTTTAACGGAAAAGAGACGGGGTGGGGGGACGAGGTTAATCCAAAGACGCCGCAGGGGTATGTTCCAATATCAAAACAGCCTATTATTCGGCTTGAGGTTTTAGCGCAGGAATTTTGCAGCCGAGTCGGGATTGACAAACTACCCACCGTGACGGTAGAATCTATAAAAGCATTTCTGTTTGAGAAACAACTGACTGACCATCGTTACGTAAACGCGATAAAATCGCACATAGAGCGGGTCTATGTCGATAAACTGGGAGGCAAAACAATATGAAGAAGCCGGAAGATCTCTTCGAACAGATGCATCGACTTCTTCAAGAGATACACGCTCTAAAGAAGAGCGGAAATCTTTTGGCAGAAGGAACGAGTCCAGCCAATATTAAAAGTGTTATTCACAAGACCGAGAAGCTGGCGGACACTTGGAATACCGTTTATACCAAGTTTAGAGTGCTCCGCGCAAAACTCAGAGACATCTTTTCAACGTATGGAATGCAGACGCTTCCAAAGCGTGGGAAGTACGCAAAGTCCACGAGTGATATCCGGCAAGTCTCGGAAGGGCTTCTTGCTGAAAATCTTAAATGGACCGCTTCCCGATTTGTGGGAGAGTTTGAGAATCACGTTTCAAAGCAATTTCCAAGCCTCAAGCTTCGTATTGAGGAAGTAGAATCTGCAGCAGATGTAGCTAAGTCATTGGGTGACGAGAATCTTAGAAGCATGGTGGAAGAGCTTAATGAAGCCTATCTTCCCTTTGACTTGGCTGTGAGTGATCAGCTTTTTGGATCACTGACTAACATTATCCGCTCTGTCGAAGCTATCGTTGACAAGCATCTTCCGCCCGAGCAGCGGCTGGAAAGACTTCCGCGTGAGGGAAAGGGCAAGGGAAAGTATAAGGCGGAAAAAATCCAGCGCCTTGAAAAGATAGAGGCAAACGCGAAAGACGCAGCAATCAGCTTAGGCGGAATCGAGAGCAACACGATGGGCACCAGAACAGAAATAACCGATATCGTTTCGTCCGCGTTCAGCATGACTCCGCCAGACAAAAGAGTTGCCGCCGAAGAGGAAGAAGACCCGTCTATGGAGCCCAGAGAAGTTCCCGATCCAACCATTCAGCGTCAGCGCAGGACGTGGATCAAGCTGAACTGGCTGGACGACCCCGAGATTACGACCGAAATTAAACTCTAAGTAAGGTGACAGAAATGGGAATGATCGACACGGTTCGCAATCGCATCAAGTCTGTTTTTAGCCGCGAACGGACCAACATCGAGAGGGCGACCGACCTGTCTGTCGGCGCACAGCCTGTCGGATTTGACACTGCATCTATTTATGGCCGCTACGGCATCGAGCCTCTCGTAGACTATCTCCGCATCGAGCAGGAACTCGTTTCGCGGTACATGGATTATAATGAGATGTGCGTGTACCCGGAACTAAGTGCCGCGCTGGAGTGCTACGCGGACGAGTCCTGCCAGTTCGACATCCTGACGGGAAGAACCGTTTGGGTCGAATCGGACGACGCCTTCGTTAAGCATGTTCTACAGGAACTTATTGACAAGGGTCTTCAGCTTGATGAAGAGATCTGGGGGCTAAGTCACGAGCTTTGCAAATACGGAAATTGTTTTTCCGAATTGCTTTGTACGGGTGAAGGCGTGATTGGTTTGAACGCCCTTCCTCCGGAGACAATCCGCAGATACGAAAAGGGCAAGGGCATCCTCGTCGGATACGCCCAAGACCCACGCGGCGTGTTCGGCGTCACGGTTGAAGACGTCGAAAAGGCTCTTAGCGGACATGATCCGACTGCGACTGGAATGGCCTATTTTGAGCCGTGGCAGATTCTTAATATGCGGCTGATGGGTCTTCAGCGGCAAGCGCCTTACGGCCACAGCATTTTAGAGAGCGCAAGATGGTTGTGGAGAAGGCTGCTTTTGCTCGAAGACTCTGCGCTTTTGTATAGGCTGACCCGGAGCCCGCAGAAGTGGCTCTTCTACATCGACGTCGGAAAGCTTCCGCCGAATCAGGCGCTCGGTTATCTTCGCAGAATTAAAAACGAATTCACGAAGAGTAAATTTGTTAACGAACGCGGGTGCTTGACGGGAGATACCTGTGTTGAGACTTTGTCTGGCAAGATTAAAACGATGAAGGAGCTTGCGGACGAAGGAAAGGAAACTTGGATTTATTCATACGACATAAAGAAGAACAAGGTTGTTCCTGCGCTTGCTAGCGCCCCAAGAAAAACCTCCAGTAACGTTGAAGTCTGGCGAGTTGTTTTAGATAACGGAGCGGTTGTTCGCTGTACTCCGGATCACCGATTCCTCCTTAGGGATGGAACATGGAGTGAAGCGAAAGACTTGAAGCGTGGAAGTTCTATGATGCCGTTCCATCTTATGCGCGGGAGTAAAGGAACATACGGATACGCAAGAGTTAAGCACGTCGGACGTGGACAATGGCAATTTGCTCATCAGATGGTTGCCGAAGAAGTACTTGACCCTAATTATAAAGAAAAAGGACTGGTTGTTCATCATCTCGATTCAAAAACAAACAATGATCCGCGATTCCTTGAACTCTTAGACCCAAGAACACACACTTTGGTGCATTCTGACAATCTACTTCCGCGTCGTGTCATGGGTTGGAAGCGCAAGGTGCGCGAAGACGCCAATTTCAGATTTGAGCTTGGGCAGAGAATGATTCGTAACAATAGAAAGTGGATGCAATCTACACGAGGAGCCAGAAAGCAGTTGATGGAAGTCCTTGAAAGCAAGGTTCGGTCAAACCCGGATTGGAGCCTTCGGGACTATGCGGATTGGATGAATGTGTCTGAAGATACTACGCGTCTTTTTAAATCTCTGAGATCTTCAACGAAGAAGATTTCTAAAGAAACAATTTTTCAATGGATTAAGAGCTGCGGGTATACCGGTGTGCACGACTTCAAGAACGACTGTGCGAGGAAGCCGAGAAAGTCTAAAAAGTTAGTCAAAGTCGAAAATCACAAAGTTGTTGAAGTTTGTTTTGACGGTTACGCAGACGTCTACGATCTGACGATTGATGGTACAGAGAATTTCGCTCTTACCGCAGGGATCTTCGCGCATAATTCGCTCGATATGCGTTACAGCCCATTAGCTTCTGACGAAAATTTATTTCTCCCTGTTGTAGATGGAAAGAGAACGACGGAAGTCGAATTGATGGCGACACCTGAATGGCAGGTGATGGACGACATCAATTACTTCCGTGACAAGTTGTTTACTGCCATTCGGATTCCGAAAGCTTATCTGGCTGCGGAAGAGGTTTCACGGTCAAGGACGCTTTCACTCGAAGACGTCAGATTTGCCCGTTCCATCATGCGTATTCAGCGTGAGCTGAAGAACGGAATCAAGCGGCTCTGCAAAGTGCATCTGGCCGCGATGAACGTTGATCCCGAAAAAGTTAACTTTGAAGTTTTCATGACTGTTCCTTCATGGGCTTACGAAATGGCACAGATCGAAGTCCGTTCGGCCCGCGCCGATTTCGCCGAGAAGGTCGGCGACCATCTTTCCGAGAGAGCCATTCTTCGTCTCGTGTTCGGATTCTCGGACGAAGAAATTAATGCACTCCGTAAAGAGCGCAAAGAGGAGATGCGCGAAGCGGCGGAAGCCGAAGGCGGCGGCGGAGCAGAGCCCGAGAAGAAGGCTCCCGCGAAGACAGAAGGCTCTATCATGGATCTCCCTCGGCTATCCCGTGTCGCCGCGAAAGACGAAGAAAGAGAAGACAAGAACATGCGTATTCTAAAAGAGAAAATGGACGAGATGCTTGGACAGAACAAGGACATCGCCGAGAGTCTTGACCAGAGCAAAGACTTCATGAAGAATTTGAAGACGTCAATTATGTTCCAACCTTATCGAGGGCAGCAAAGGGTTGTCAAGTCACTCGGTATGGGTCCTCGAAGAAACGCATAGTTAAAAAATTGGAACTTAGTTCCGAAACCCCCGAATAAAATCGGGGGTTTTTGTTTTTATAGAATCCGTTCATGGGGGATTGACAACGTAAGATATAAATGTTACTTACTCTTATATATTACTTGCTCCAAGCAAGTATTGATTGCAATCACCGTAGTAAGTCTATCCGTGTAACACGGAGAGATAATCATGACTGAGATACTCGCCAAGCCGGAAAAGATGCCCGCCGACGATAAGACTGGGTATGTTTCCGCTGGCCAAGAGATACAAGATCCTTTTACTCGTGCCACGCCGAAACCTCCCCAGAGTCCGGAAGGCGGGATGGGAGAGGCCGATTTTATTAACGCCGCCTTGAAGTTAGTTGAATTCGGAATCGGGTCTTACGAAGAAGCGGTTCCTGTTCTTCTCATTGCCCGATCCTCAAATCCCGCGTTTGATTACGGCGCACTGAAGAGTGTTGTATCTGAACCAGCAAAGCAAGTCGCGGAAAGCCTTAAGAGGAATTCCGCGCTCATTAAAGAACTTTTTGAACACTCCAACGAGCGCAGACTGGTTAAGATCGCAAGCGCTCTCGGGGCAGTTAAAGGGATTCTCGAAGACAAGGACGGCTGGGTGGCACCGATTGCCACCTTCCACAAGCATGCCATTGCGATCAATTCGAAGGGCGATATCTTCCGCGTGGAGTTTGATGAAGCTAATGACGCGATTCGTGTTATTAAGTCCGAGAAGATTGCAGAGGGTCACGCCACGAAGGTTAATCTGAGCAAGACGCTGTTCGACGCAGCCACCGCCCTCGTGGAAGGGAAGTCCCACAAGGCCAAGGTTCACCTTCGCGATCTGCTCTACGCGACCGAAGGAAACGATGCACTCGAATTCTCCAAGAATCGCTTCCAGCACGTTCTTGACAGCGTAAAGCAGTCTTCGTTCTGGAAGAAGCACGTTCGCGAGAACAGCGCAAAGATCAAGAACTTCCTTCGTGGAGAGCTTCAGGAACTCAATAAGCTCACCATGAAGCCGAAGTTCCGCAAGCTAACTCTCGGCGAAGTGAACGAGAAGTTTGTTGAGCAGTATAAGACGCCGGTCCAGAAGGCTCTTTCCGAGCTGGTGGACCGAGTTGAATACATGCAGAAGGACTTGCAGGAAACCTATGCCAAGGATCAGTGGCTTGTTAATAGCCTAGCGTCTTACGACCGCCAGTTCGGAGCGCAGACTTCTAACTTCTTGAATCGCTTCGTCGGCGATCTTTCTAGCTCGCTGACGTCTCTTGCCGAGAACGTTCGGCCCGTTTCGAGCGAGCGGGACATTCCATTCCAAGCGATGGTCTACGACACTCTGGCTGAAGAGTTCCCGAACTACGCGCTCGCGTATCTGTTCGCCAAGAAGGCATTGAGTGAACTGAAATCTGGAATTTAGCAGCCTGATAAAAGGAGGAATGGACATGTACGGACCCGTTCGCCCCATCGGTGAAAACTTGAGGTCGTGGGGTCTGGTTAAGTCAACCCCGAAGCCTGCAGGCAAGCCGGTTATCGCGGAATCCAAGGTAAAGCCCGCCTCCAAGGCGGCTGCGCCTCTGGCCCCCGCGAAGAAGGCTGAGAAGAAGCCCGTTGCAGCCAAGAGCCGCATCGAGGCCCTTCTTGAGCAGGTCGAAACGATCTCTCAGGAAATGAAGACAGTATTCTCGGAAGTTCCGTCGCCCAAGGTCCGCAGTGTTGTCGAGAGCCTTGAGCACATCCAGAAGGTTTCCGACTCCGTTGTGAAGAAGTTCGGCTGGAGAATGGACGAAAAGAACAAGACGATTACCGAGCTGTTTAAGGCGCTGAGCGGGAAGGCTGACGAGATTCGTCAGGCTGTGTTCGGTGGTGCTCTCGCCGAAGAGAGCGCCGTCCGCTCTGATGCAAACGAGCTTCTCAAGAGATTTGTGAAGGCGGTTGGTATCGTTCGCAAGGACTTGGGCATCAGCGAAGAGATCTTCAAGGGGCTCGTGCAGGAAGCGTCGAAGATCCAGTAACCCTGAGAAGGTAATTAAAAATGCCTACGATTACAGAAACTCAGAAGCAAGTCAAGCTTCTTGTCGATACCGGATCGGTCTTCGGTAGCACCGGCAAGAGACTTGTCATGGAGCGGACGACTGACGGAAGGATCTTCCTCCGTGGCGAGCTTGGCCACACGGACGTTCCGACATCGAATAACCGCGTTTATACGAAGGAAGTTATTGAGAGAGAGATTTCAAAGCTTCAGAAAGAAGCCAAGGGCAATAAGCTGTACGGCGAGTTGGATCACCCTGCTGATGGGAGAACCCAGTTCCAGCGCGTGTCCCACATTATTCGTGACCTCCACGTTGCCCCCAACGGGGCAATTGTCGGGGAGCTTGAGCTTCTGGGGACGGCGCGTGGGAATGACCTTGCCGCCATCATTAAGGCGGGCGGCGCGGTCGGAGTTTCCTCTCGTGGGACTGGAACAACGCACAAGCGCGATGACGGCGTGGATGTCGTGAACGACGACTATACGCTTATTACTTACGACGTGGTAGCCGATCCCGCGCATTCAGGTGCGTACCCTGATGTGTTTTTTGAGTGGAACGAGGCGAAGAATTTAGGGAGGGTCGAAATGTCTGACTTTGCAAAGGACGTTCAGGGCGCAGTGGCTCCCGCAGCCGAACCCGCACCCCAGTCCGCCGCTTCCGATGCTCCCGCTTCCGACGTAAAGCCACAGGGTGATGAAATGATCACCGTTGAGGCTTGCTCGGCGCAGACAGCACAGGCAGTGGAAAAGGCGGTAACAGAGATGCGAGATCAGGTTCGCGCAGAAGAGCGCGAAGCGATCAAGGAGCAGGTGCAGAAGGAACTCATGGCTCAGGTCGAGTCTGTCAAGCAAGAAGCTTTCGAGAGTGCAAAGAGCGAAATTATGAGCGACCCTAAGATTGCTGACGCAAAGAATCGTATTGCAGCAATCCGGTCCATTCTCGGTTCTTCGGACGAGACTCTCGTTCCGAAGGAAGAGAACGACAAGCTAGCTGCGACGATCAAGGAGCGCGACGAGCAGGTTGCCGCTCTTACCGCAAAGGTTTCTGAGTTTGAGAAGAAGATCGCGGAATCCAACATCGAGAAGTCCAAGCTCGCCGAGACGGCTCGCAGGTCTTTCGTGAAGTCCTACGTTGAGAAGCGGATTTCTGATCTTCCGGACAAGGAACTTGTCCGTGAGTTCATCATGAAGTCCATTTCCGAGCGGGATGATGCGAAGACCGTCGAGACGAAGGTTGACGAGGCTGTCGGGAAGTTCAAGAAGGCCATTGAGTCGAAGCAAGAGCGCTTGAACGCCATTTCTGCCCAGATTCGTGAGGAAGTTAAGAACGAAACGGGCAAGCTGGCGTCCGAAATTGCTGCGCTCAAGGACGAAAACAGAAGGCTCGCTGAGCAGAACGGGAAGTTGAAGGATCTGACGAAGACCGCAACAGACGCTGCTCGTGAGGGACTCCGCACGGCTCAGTTCGAGTCCAAGATCGCGGGTCGCCCTGATCGGGCCAAGCTTCTGAAGCTGTTTGAATCGTCCAACCCGAAAGACCTCGACGCGTTCATCGCCGAAGCGACGGCTGGAACGAAGGATAGCGAGCTTCTGAAGCAGGTGCAGGCAGGTGTTACAAAGTCCTTTGGTACTGGTCGGGTTACTAACCCGGATGGAAGTGCTCCTAAGTCTATTCTTAGCGAAGGGAGGGGCGCGAAGGAGACCCTGTACGGCGTAGACATTAACGTTATGAGAAAACTGGCCGGTGTCAAATAAATAACCTTTTTTTGCAAAGGGAGGAAGAGCTATGAAGTTGACAGAGGACACGAACAAGGCGTTGCGCGATGCACCGTCTGTTGCGAACGACTACTTCATGAAGCCCATCATTCGCAAGTGGGAGGCCACGGGCCTTCTGGCGGGCATCAATGAAGAGTATCGTCGCCGCGTGACGGCCCTGTTGCTTGAGAACCAAGCTCAGGATCTGGAGCGGATGGACGAAGAGACCCGCGCCTTCATGGTCGGGCCTTACACGAAGTTCATCTTCCCCACCGTTCGTCGCTCGTGGCCGCAGCTCGTCGCGTACAACCTCGTGTCGGTCCAGCCGATGACTTCGCCCGTGGGCGCGGTCTTCTTCTGGCGCTATCGTTACGGCACGAACAAGGGTCCGACGGTTGCCGGGACGGAAATGATCGCTAACTTCGACAAGAACTACTCGTCCGAAGACGTGATCGGCGAGTTGATCGCCGCCAACGGAGCGGGCGCTGGTCCGTTTACGCCTACTGCGAGTTTCAAGCCCGTGAAGCCCGGAACGATCCGCATCTTCCAAGGCGCAAACCTTGAAGCCGTGGACCAGAACGGCGCTTTCATTGCTGTCCCGACTTCTACGGGTGCAGTCGCCGGAACGATTAACTACGCAACCGCACTCGTTGCCGGTCTGACCGTCAACGGCGTAGGCGTGATCACGGCTGACCTCACTTGGTCCTATCGTTATGACTCGGAACTCAATCCGAGCATCGGTCAGGTCAACATCGACGTGCAGCGCATCCCCATCGAGGCCGAAACCCGCAAGCTGAAGAGCCTGTGGTCCGCTGAGGCGGCGGAAGATCTTCGCGCTCTGCACGGCGGCGACATCGAGGCCGAACTCGTGGCTGGCGTGGCCAACGAGATTTCGCTCGAAGTGGACCGCATGATCCTGTCCGACCTGCTCCTCGCCGCTGAGACTCCGGGAATCGAAGGCTGCCCGTTCCCGCCCTCGACCTCGGTGTTCGATGCACAGCCCCCGGCGGGCACCGTCGCTCGTGACCATCTCTGGGCGTTCATCGTCGCGATGAACAAGGTCGCGAATGACATCCACAAGAAGACGCTGCGTGGACCGGCCAACTGGGGCGTTACTTCTCCTGACGTCGCGAGCTTGCTCGACAGCACTCCGTTCTTCACGCCGGACGCGTCCCAGAGCGTGTACTCGGGCGCAATCGTGAAGGTCGGAGCCGTTCAGAGCCGCTACACGGTTTACAAGGACCCCCTGTTCCCCCGCTCTAAGGTTCTGATGGGGTTCCTTGGACCAACGTTCCTTGACGCGGGATACATCTTCGCGCCGTACATCCCGCTGCAAGTAACTCCTACGTTCCTTGACCCGAACAACTTCGAGTTGAGGAAGGCTCTCCGCACGCGCTACGGCAGACGCCTAGTCCGTCCGGAATTTTACGGGACAGTATCGGTCGTGAATATCGATAAGGCTACTCGGGCCGCTGAACCGATCCTTATCAGCCAAGTTCAACAGCAGAATCCGTAAGGAGACTGCTTAGCGAATTTGCCAGATTAGTAGTGCAATCTGGGCCGCTTCCGAGTAAAATCGGAAGCGGAGCAAATTGCACAATGGCAAGACCGGGAAAAGAGATTAGGTGGGACGTTCTGAACGGCGGTTGGTCTGCCGATTTTTCTTGGATGCTCGGGCTTACCTTTGGCGATGGAAATATATACAAGTCAAAAAAGAATTGTAGAGTTTCGTTGAGTGGTAATTCTAAAGAGGCCGATCTTCTTGACAAATGGAAAGCGCTGATTTGTCCTTCTGCTCCGACTTGCAGAAAGACAGAAAATGGAATAGAGACTTACTTCGGATCAAGAAAAGTTGTTGAGTGGTTTGAGAGTAACTGGGGTTTGTGCGGCGACAAGATGGGCTGCTTGAAGTTCCCGGCCAATAGAATTCCAAAGGAATATCTGAATCATTTCGTGCGTGGCTTGATAGATTCTGATGGAAGCACGTTCATTGAAAACAGGGCAAAACACGGATGGAGGGGAAACGATTCCCTAAAAGTTACATTCAGTTCTTCAGTTCCGGGCTTTACGGAAGACCTGAACAAAGTGTTGATTTCTGAAGGACTTCCGGAAGTTTCTGTTAGTCCAAGCACGAAGAAAGACAAGTATTCCGAAAAGATTTATACTCAGTACAAGCTTTCGTGGGCGGGTTCTTCCGCCCTAAAAGTTGCAAATTGGTTGTACAACGGCTCGTCTCCGGGGAATCGCGGGGATAACGGGTACAGGGTTTATCAGTCTTATCTCAAGATCGCCGATGAGATCGATAAGCCTTGCGGGTGCGGCAGGACGCCGGTCTTGAAGGAATCCGGGATTTGCCGAACCTGTCTGGCCGAGAAGACTAGGAAAGAGAATCCGCGACCGGCGTGCAAGTTCGGTTGCGGGCGAGTTTCCGAGTATAGAGAGATGTGTCATGCTTGCGCCCGTCGTGTGAAACGCAGCTTACTAAAGTCCGCCAGTTAGGTAAAGTGCTTATGAGCGACGAAAACGACATTATTAAGCGTTTGGCAGAGCTTGAGAAAATGGCCGAAAGTGTAGAAAATCTTGGTAGCGAAAAGGCGGAACTAAGTTCCGACGTGAACTTGGCTCCGATTGTGACGCCCATAGTCGAGGAGCCCGCTCCTTCGGTTGCAGCTCCTGAACAGTCAACTCCTTATGCTGCCAGCCCTGCTGAGCAGCCTGCTATAGAAAAAAGGCCGTCCGGAATTTCGTTAAACCCTCAAGTTTTGGAGATTCTAAAACATACGTCCGGGGCACTCGACTTGATTATCATGGGGATTCAGGCCAAGATCGTGCGTGCGGGCCTTCACGAGAATACCGAACAGATTGGCGCTCTTTCAATGGTGCTGGCGCACGTGAAGAACGCCAAGATCAAGACTGACTCCCTGCTAGGCTAATTCGGCCTAGACGATTTTTGCAGAGTGCCCCGTGGTAGAGAACATTATTCCATCTCAGCCTTTTTCTACCCCACCCGGCGTAGATTCCACAACCAAGATTCCGTTACAAACCGCTGCACGGATGAAGGATCGGGATGTCATCGAGAACACACGAAGATTCTTCGGGTATCCTTCAATAACTGTTGAACTGACAGAAGACCAGTATGCGGATGGGTTGCGGGAGTCAAAGCAGTGGTTTGTGGATAACTGGGGCATTATGCGGTTCCGGTTGTTTGATTTGTATGCCGGAATCCGCGAGATACAGATGACGGATGACGTTCGGGAGGTGCAGGAGGTTCGATTCGAGTCATTCCGTCTTCCGCCTCTGGTATTCGATAAGGACTTTCCGTTCTTCGCGCCGTTCCCAATGCGGGCGGAAGGCGGAATCTGCTTTTCTTATCCAACGGGTCTCTATAGCGGGATCGTCCAGCAGTTACAGTGGATCTCCACGCTAAAAAGAATATTCTCTGCGGAGCCTGACTGGGACTACGACCCGATCACGCAAGTCCTTCGCATCTATCCGGCATTCGAAGTTGGTGAGAAGCGGATGGTTGTAGAATACACGTCAAATTCTATGGAAATTGAAGAGTTGTTCGGAGAGGCGCTGATTACGTTCCAGAAGTATTTTCGTGCACACTGCAAGGAAATCCTCGGCCAAATCCGGTCGAAATACGATTCGCTTCCCGTGGCTGGTGGAACCGCGTCTTTGAACGGAAGAGAGCTGGTCGAGCAGGGGCGCGATGAAAAAGCTTTGTTGACAGAGTGGGCTCATCAACGCCAAGGGCCTTGGAGATTCCTTCGAGGCTAATAGAATGTCTATAGTTATAAACTGGAAACCCAGAAAACATAGCTTGGAAACATATGAGAAGATCCGCGATCTTCACTTGGCAGGAGTTGGTGCAAATGAGATTAATACGCGCCTAGGAATCGGAGTCGGGACAGCTTATGATGTTTTGAAGAGACTTGGTTTAATGCGTTCTCGCTCGGAAGCGCGTACTCTTGAGTGGCGACAAGGAAAACATAGAAATCCGTATACGAACGGATTTAATCTTAAGTATTTGTATGATGAAGATCTTTTCAAGAAAGATACGCCCGATATGGCATGGGTGCTAGGCCTTATATTGTCAGATGGACATGTTAGAAGAAATAACTGGTGCGTTTCCGCTTCTGAGGATATTTGTCAGAAACTTATAGCAATAACAAAGGGGGGCCAGCTCCAGAAGAGGCCTGATGTTAATGTTCATAGCGCAATTATTAGCAATTTAAAAATGTGTGAAGATTTGCGGTCACGTTTTGGGATTGAGCACGATAAGTGCACAAGTTTGAAGTTTGTAAACCTTGAAAAGCCACTTATGCCGCATTTTGTTCGTGGGTTTTGGGATGGAGATGGGTCGTTTTCATCGATTCTTCCAAAGGGAAGAACCATAACAAGATTTATTGCTTCCTTGGCCATTGCCGCAGAATCTTTTATAAAAGACCTTTTTTCGTACTTAAAGGATGCGAAAGTTGTAAAAGGTGGATGTATTTATTCTTATGTTAATAAAAATAGTTTTTCAAGGAACCTAAGGCATACGCTCAGCTTTGGTACGGCAGATAGCTTGTCTTTAAGCGATTGGTTTTACCGAGATTCAAACGAATTCAATCGTGGAGACCTAAATTATAACAAGTGGATTAAGTATCAAAGAGACCACGCGGATGTCTTTAATCGGATGTTTTCAAAGAAAACCGTGGCAGAGTAACTTACTCATAGTGGGTTGAAAAAATTTAGTAACTTCTATATAATAGCCTAGCATATAGGGGATTAGAACATGACCGATCCTCGCGCAACGCAGCGTCCGGAGCAACCTGCAGGCGAGCCCAAGCTGGGGGGGTCTCTCCTGCAGAAGTGGCAGATGTACAATGCCAAGAAAGAGAACGAGGCCCCAGACGCTTCCGCACAGCAGCCTGAGAAGGAGAAGCTGATTCCTCCTCCGAAGCCCGCTGGCCCGCCAGAGTCTGATATCATGGAGGCGCTTCTGGACGCCTTCGAAGATGATATTAACTTTGGTGATCCGAAGCGCGTGGGGAGATGGCTGTCCAGAAACAACTATCCGAAGGTTGCTGAGTGGGTAGACAAGCTTAGCCGCCACGCCTATTACGAGGCGATGGCCGGATTCTTCAAGAAGCTGGCGGGAGTTCGCAAGCAATCTCCGGGATTGCTGGCTGGAATTGACGAAGCCGAGGCGATTCCAGATGACATTAAGCTTGACCCTGCGCCTTCTGCTGATGCTCCTCCTGCGGAAGAGCCCGTGGCGGACGAGCCAGAAGTACCCGAGAAGAAGCCAGCGACTTTTGATATCAATTCTGCGGTCATGGACATGTATCTTGAAGGGATTGATATTACGCGTCGGTCCCAGCTTATCGACGCTCTCGGTAAGAATGGCCACGACACAGAAGTAGAAACCGTTTCGTCCCTGTCTCTTGCGGAATTCTACACGTTCCTGAGCGACTTCTTCAAGAAGCTTGCGGTATCTCTCGGGAGCGACGGCGAGGCGGCTCTTGATCTTCCGCCTGCGGGATCAGAAATAGATACGCCTGCCGAAGTTCCACCTCCGGAAGAGACGGAAGCGGAGGGGGAGGGTGACAAGTTTATGCTGGAGAGGGAAATGAAACTGGATTTGGAAGCACAGGCCATTGCCGCTCCGGAGGAACTTGCCAACGAAATGCTCGACGTTATCAGCCAGAATACGGGCGACAAGGCTGCGGCCAAGAAGGACGTCAATGTTATTCTGGCACAGCTTGCAAGAGGGAAAAAGATTACGAAAGAGATTCTTAGCAGTGCCGCTTACAAGTCCGAGAATCCCGAAGAGCTTGAGGCGGCACTTGTGGATATCCTTTCAAAGCACGACGTTTCTGTTGACGACAGTTCCGACGAAGACGCGTCTCAGCGTGAAGGACGTCTTGGTATTCCCCTGCCTTACAGCAGAAAACTTAGGAGAGACAAAATGTTCAAGGTGGTAGAGGCCCCTGAAGAGTTGCTTCCGGGCGAGATCAGTGAGGCGAAGCGGATGGCACAGGCGTGCGTTGACGGCGGAATCCCTCTGGCCGAAGCCGCCCAGCGCGTGGCCAAGAAGCTCGGGACTGAGAAGCACATGCCCGAGAAGCTGATCAAGGATCTTGAGACGTACCTTGGCAGCATGAAGAAGGCCAAGAACGAAGACGACGAGCCCGTAGACGAGCCGAAGGACGAGCCCGCCGAGAAGAAGCCCGCCGCCCCCGCAGCTGAAAAGGATGAAGAAGGGGACGAAGAGGAAGAGGGCAAGAAGAAGGACAAGGAAGTTAAGGACGAGCCGCCGGTTATCACGGGAGATCAGGCCGCGCCTCAGGCGGCAGCCCCCGTAGCGCCAGCAGCTCCAGTGGTATCCCTCCCAACGGCCCCTGCGGTTCCTGCCGCAGCGCCCGTTGAAGCTCCCGAAGAGGTTCCCGCAGAAGAGCCAGCGGAAGCCCCCGAGAAGGACGGGGACGAGGAAGACGAGGAAGAAGTTCCGGCTGAAAAGGCCGATGAGCCGAAGGCCGACAAGGACGACGACAAAGAGCCGAAGAAGGACGAGCAGGACGACGAAGACGATGACGACGAGGATGATGACGAGGAAGGCGACGAGGACGAGGGAAAGAAGAACGAGACGAATGACGCGCTTGGCGAGCTTCTACGCCTTGCTCTCGCCCCGTCAGGGAAGCAGTGGGGTTCCGGCACCGTTACAGAGCGCAGGGCTCCCAAGTTCATCGCCATCCTGAAAGAGGAGACCACGGGCGCTGGAGTCGGTGGCGCTCGCGATACCGGCGTTCTCGATGTGTTCTCTTATGGTGGGTATCTCGAACGCGCTCTCCCTTATCTTATTGCCGCCTCGATGAGTCGCTTCGAGGAGGACGACAAGGCAAAGTTCGTTAATATTTACCGGAAGTTCACCGAGACCAACGATATTACCGAGATGACGAAGCTGGCGGGCGCTCTCGCCGACGTCGTTGAGTGGGGCGATGCCACTCAGGAAGGCGCGGAGCTTGTTAAGAACCTTCGCTTCATGTCCGATTTCATGAACGTTCTTCGTGGATCGGTGGACTATAGCAAGAAGGCGTTTCCGGCCATCTAAGCTGGACTTGCCATGAATAAAACAATCGAAGCGCTGCTAGTAAAGATGGATACGCTGGAAGAAGAGGGGCAGCCGCCTGCAGCGCCGGTTGCTCCTCCTTCGGAACCCGTGATCAGCGTCCTGCCCCATGGGCAGGAGCAGCAGCAGGTCTATCCATCACTGCAGCAGTTGATGGGGCAGTTCGTGAAGGACTTGGAACTCTGGGAGTCGGTGTTCGCCACGCTTCCAGAGGATGTACAGGACGAAGTCGAGGGTATTCTGTATCAGGCCGACGACGCAGAAGAGATGCGGCCATCCAGTATGCGACAGCTGGCTGTGATCTTTAACGGAAACGCCAAGGACAATAATGCGGTTCGTATAGGGAAGGCGATTCAGTTTCTTGCCGACGCAATGGAGTTTGCTCCTGCGGCGCAGGATATCATGATCGATTCACATGTTGGTGAAGCCGACGCCGATGAAGAGGGTGAAGGCGATGAGGGCCAATAACCCATGCCCGCTGATACTGGAAACCTTTTTTTTCGGCCCGAAGAGCTGGGCTTCTTCGATAGCATAAACGCGGAGGCTCAACGGCTAACTTCGCCACGTGGCAAGTACTACTTGAAGATCTTGCCTCCAGTTACTCAGGACGAGTCCCGCTTCCAGCGGGACGTTTTATACGGGGAACAAAAAAAGAACTGGAAGTTTGCAGGGCCGCTGATTATGCCCGTTCATATGCAAACTCCAGATGAACCGAAGGAGTTCGAGGAAAACAAGGGCGGAAATCAGGACATGTCCGCCACAGCATATATTAGCCGAAAGTTATTCGAGGAAACTATTCCGGAAGATATTGCGAATGTCCTTATTGCCGCACGTGGCTCCATTATTCCGGACGCGGGAGACGTGATTGCAATATGGACGACGCACCAAGGCGACGTAGCCTTTTGGGACGTCGAGAGCCTTGAGCGCGACCAGTTCTTGGGAGATTTGCCGCTTCACCTGCAATGGCGTATTAACCTGCAACGCCGCAGCCGTTATGAAGCGGAGAGACAGTTTGGTGCCGACCTGACGATGGGTGAGCCCATCGTGATTATAGACGCCGAAGATTACGATTTCCACGAGCGCACGGAAAAGTTAAAGCCGCAGGTTCCAGCGGAAGGAAAGTTGTATCCGCTTCCGCCAACTGTGCACCATGCGCCTGAGGCTGAAAGGAAGACTCTTTATAGAGTGAAATCGACCGATCAGCCGAATCCGCCGCATACAATTTAGTGGGAGAAAAAAATGGCACACTTCCTTTATCCCCTGCGAAATCCAACGCCCCAAGAGAAGGACGCCTTTGCGCTTCCAAGGGAGCAGGGGTTGACGAAGGTTCATCACGACCGTTGGAGCATCGGTATCGGGAGCAGGCTAATCGCAAAGTGCCCTTTCTCCGTTGGTGATCTTCTTTGTCTTCAGAACGAAGAGTTCGTTGTCGTAGACAAGGCCAAGAGTGAGAATAGGTATACGCTTCGTCTCGTCCGGGACAACAAGATCGCTATGGAAGCAAACGCAGAAGAAGTGGATACGCACTTCTATGTTTGTCCGGGGCAGGAATACGAAGTTAATAATGCTGACGTGAAGAAGCTCCTTGGTAAAGCCCAAAAAATCGAAGGCGACGAGAAGCCAGAAAAGCCGGATAATGATCTTCAAGGCGCAGACGAAAAGAAGGGAAAGAAAGATGGATCTAAATAAAGAGCTTCTTGAACTTAAGGAAGACCTTGAGGTGACTCAGCAGGGTCCTCCTCTGGGTGACTTCCTTTCAGCAAAAATACACGAAGCGTTTACGCTAACTGCTGACAAGATGGCGCAGATTGGGCTTGTCACACAGGATGAACGTATTGCCCTTTCCTCTGCGATTGGGGACGCGCTGGACGCATTCAAGCAAGCTTGCTCGGAGAAGTGCGGGGAAGTCTCTGCAAAGCCGCTTTCACGCGATATGGCGATGACACTGATGTAGGAAAAATAGATGGATCGTTTAGCAGAACAATTCTTCGAGTTATACAAGAGCGTACCCAAAGCTCTGTCTCCGGTAGATCTCATGAAGAACGTTCGGGAGCTAATGAAGCGACACGGAATTAATTCTACGCAAGCGATGTCAATGAGCTACGCTATCGCCGTTCATGATCCGGACGTGGAAGACGGGACCAAGGAGTGCCTCAAGCGATTCTTGAAGCCAGAGGAAGTGGAAGAGGCGCAGAAGCATCTGGAATCGCTGGAGTCACTTGAAGGCGGCTCTTTCCCCTCGTGGGACGCTGAGTTCAAGGCTGCTTATCGGGTAGAGCTGGGGAAAAGCGCTATCTTTACGCCCGACGTTGACCCAGAACAGTATCCAGCTGAGTGGAGCGCGATTGTTCGTGAGGTTCGCTTCTTGGACGGAGACCGTTACGCGTACAATAAATTTAAAACAAAGCTGCAGAGTGGCGGGTATAGCTTTGCCGGAAAAGGTGAAACCGATAAAGAGGCGCTTTCGGATCTGATTTCGAAATTATCCGAAAAGGGTTTGGAAGGAAAACTGAGAGTGTGGAATACACAGACAAACAAAACTACTGAAGTTCCGCTGGAGCGGGAGGTCGAGCCGGAAAAAGAGATCGTCCCAGTCGAATCAGATATAAGGAGAGACGCCGTGGACAATGGAAGCGAATATCTCGAAGCCCTCGCCGAGCTGGACGCTCTCACAGGAAGAGCCCCAGTTCTGGCTGAGTCACAGCGGCCAGACATCGCGACGGTCATTGGCGCGATGGAAGAGGATCTGGAGAAGGCGGTCCTCGTTCGCCTCGCAGAGATGTTTCGCGGGCTTGGCTATGAGCAGTGGCCGTCTGACGAGGTTGGCGAGAAGGACATGAAGAACGTCATGGAGGCGGTTAGCAAGGGTCTCAAGGACATGAGCGGGAGAATGAGCGAGCTGATCAAGGGACAGATTGAAGCTATCAGGCAGGGGCCAGAGAAGTATACAGAGAACCTTTCTCGCTGGCTCGCGGGGGAGTCGGCCATCGTTGACGAGGGAGAGGAAGAAGAAGGCGACGAGACCGATGAGGCCAAGAAGAAGTCCAAGGCCGCAAAGGCCGCTCAAGAGTTTATTTCCGCCGAGATTAGCAAGCTGGTTAAGGGTGGTATGGATCAGCAGCAAGCCATTGCAGCTGCGCATTCTGCCGCACGCGACAAGGGGATGGAGGTTCCAGATCCGAAGAAGGAGTGCGGCGACGTAGCGCCGGTCCCTTCGGATGACCAAGAGCCAGTTCCAGAAGACGATCCAGAAGAGGTTCCCGAGCGGGAACCCGAGCCGACTTTAGAGAGCAAGAAGGTGAAAAAGTAACCGAGCGGGAACTTAGTTCCGATCCTATAAAGGAGAGCAAAAATGAAGTTCCGTTCAGAAGCTGCCGACCAGATCAAGAGCCTCTTGGAGTGGCAGAAAACCGCCCAGAAAGAAGAGACCGGGGTTAACGTGTCCGGCCTCATGAAAGACATCCTTGTAGCCGAGCTTGACATTGACCCCCGAGAAGCCGAGCGTCTTTCCGAGATTTTTGACAGCAAGCTGACCGAGCAAGCGTTTCTAAAGACTCATAACGGGACCACGTTTACAAAGGTGCTAGAGTCGTAAGTAACCCCCGTTCGGGGGAACGGTAATGTCAGTACCTATAAACACGAGTATTCAACAACAACTGGCTTCCCAGTATCAGGGGAATCCTTTTTTTCTTCCGTGGGATCAGGTATCCGGACAGTTTGGTCGTGATCCCGGTAGCGTCTTTATAGACGACTTCGACTTGGGTATCGTAAGGACGATGGGAGCAATAGTTGATGCCAGTTCTCCTGTGAATGAGCCAGCTTTCGTTCTTCTTGTAAAGGGATTAAAGCCAGAGGGTCAGAGGGAGCTGGAGCCGCTTGAAGAGATCGTTGTTCCGGTAACCTTCGGGCATCCGGAATCGTATATGAGTATTTGGAAGTTGCCGGGTATTTTCATCCACAGGGATCAGATCGAGCCAGATTTACAGAGGTATTCTCAGGAGCTTGAGGGATTCAGACTTCCGGCTCCAAATACGAAATATTCAACAATTGAAACCCCATCGGGGGATGTAACTGGACCGAACGAAGTTTACAGCAAGATACGAGCAGAAGCGTATAACTTCTACTATAATATTGACTTGATAGCGAGATACCGGACGGACGCAAACATGCTGTTGCGAAACGTTCTCCCGAGCTTTAAGCAG